TTACAACGTATGTAATATTCCAAGACATAGTTCCAGCAGTTCCACCTGCAGCAGACATAGTCGCTGCAATGTAGTAGTAACCACCTGGATCTGTACTGTCTCCAGCTAATTCATACATTTTTTGACCAGCAGTGTCGATGTTAGCAGCTTCGAATCTAACGTCTGTCATAGCAGCACCATCGGCTACTAGAGTTGCAAAGACATCTTCATCTTTAACTGTACCATCAGTTTTGTAGATACCAACATTGAATGTGCATGATCCACCTAAACTGTCTGAACCAATGAATAAACTTGGAACAGCAGCATTTGATGGGATCGGTGCTAACATAACAATATCGTTATCATCACTATCACCTGCGGCTAATTCAACTGTTCCATGAGCAGTTCTTAGAACGCCATGAAGTTCAGCTGAGTTGTTAGCAACTTGAGGAGTAGCCTCAAAGTTTGCTACTAGATCTGTATTTTTAGTACCCATAACTTTTTACTCCTTATATTACGATTCAGTTGCTTGTACTTCAACTACCTTATCTTCTTCCATTCTAGTTGCGCCAAAAGAAGCACAGTAGTAAACTTGAGTAGCATAACCTTTGTCAGCTCTCTCATCTATTCTAGCTGTAACATCTTTACCTACACCCAAAGCGATTCCGTCTTGTGCGTAAGCTATGCACGATCTAGTAGATCCAGATAATGATAGTCTGTTTGATACAATAAAGTTAAAACCAAGAAACTGGTTAATTTCACCATTCGCCAACGCTTTTACAGTGTTGAAGTCAGATGAAGTAACTTCAGTTGTTCCTAACAAATCAGTGATTTGTTTTGGTCCAACGATGATGTGTCTTGGAATTGAAGGATCAACACTATTTAAATCAAGAGTTTCTTTTGCACTTCTTAATTTAGCAATAGTTAAACCAGTAGAGCCATGTGCAATTGTGTTCGCATTAGCTGTGCTAGTTGATCCTGTTTCACCAGTGAACGCTGTTCCTAAAGCGGCACTAATGATTTCATCATCCATTGCTCTTCCCATTGCGTAAGCAGCAGCTTGAGCGTAAGACGATGTTGGGTCGATTAAAAGTCTAACTTTATCTTGTTCATCGATAAGATCAGCAAATTCATAGTCCACAAGAGATACTCTTCTTCTAGCGTGAGGAGTGTCTATTTGCGGAGTGTCTGAATGTCTGCTTGTTCTTTTCTGAGCTGTTACAGCTCCTACTTGATCAAAGAACGCATTCTTACCTACAACACTTTCAAGTCTAACTTTGTCTCTTAATAACGATCCCATTTGTTGAGATAGCATTTGAATGTTAGCAGAATA